GGATACTATCGAATATTAACCAATATTTGCACTTACTTGCAATCCAGAAGTCTGCAAAAAGTCTGCAGACTTTATCTGTGTTCTACAATGCGTTCCCAGTACTCGACCAGCTTGCCGTCCACAGCGTCCTCGTCCTGCAAGAACGCTGCAGCCATGTCTGCGTAGAAGTTGGTGTTGTCTACGCTGTACATTTTTGCGACTTTGCCGTAGTCGCTGTACATCATGTTCATGGTGGCCCAGAAGTCATTTTTGTCGCAGGTTATGCCGCGCTGTTTGGCAACATCCTGCGTCTGTTCCAGCGTCCAGTGACAGCCCTTCGTGCCGTCAGCATTTACCATGCTGTCGCACCATTCCTCCGCTTCATCGTGGGTAAGGTGCTTGCGTGGCATCTTGATGGAACGGCTGTCAGTACCGCCATGCTCATACTGCCCAGACCGTTTGTCCCAGTCTCCGTTCTGCGAAAAGCCAATTTGCGGCATCTTGCGTCCATACTCTACGTCAGGGTAGCGGGGGATAGGGTAGGGGTCGATGTAGCGGTTCTCCTCCTGCGGATAGTAAGGATAGCGGTCATTGCCATCTTCCAGCTTGCGCAGACGGCGTTCCAGTTCACGCTCCCTGCGGTCACGCTCTTCCTCAAGGCGGTCGCGCTCCGGCTCACGGTTTTTGTCGTGGTCACGGAACATCATCATGCGGCGAAAAGTGTTCTTGCCCATAATCTATACCTCCTCAAGAAATGGACGCAGGCGCACCGGCGTGGGAACGGCAGAAGCAGCCAAGATACTTAAACGTTCCTGTTCCGTTCGCAGACGTTGCCACACGGGTAGCGTAGCGGGTTCGGGTGTGGATGCTCTCGGCGGTTGCCTGAGCGCAGTTGCAGTCGGTCAGAGGGTATGCGGTCGTACCTGCGCCAATGGTGATGACAACAGGAGCGTTAATGGTGGTCGTGTCCGGGATGCTCTGGGCAACCACGATGCAATACTTCTCTCCGTTCTGGTATGCGCCAGCAGGAATGTTGATGGTCAGCGGGTCATTGGCGAACGGGACTGCCTGACTGATGCCCAAGTGCGGGCAGAGTTTGCAGCTTGTTTTGCAAGCCATAGTAGTTTCCTCCTAAAAAATCAGGGGCAGAGGTGTCTTACCCCTGCCCCGATGGTTCACCCGGCGTTATCGGGGAGTGTGTAGGTTAGCAGCAGCCGCAGCAGTTCACGCCCACGTTGGGGTTTGCCACCTGATAAGCGGGAATCGGACGAGGATTGACCCGGTTCAGGATGGTATCAGTCTGCTGAGACATCACGGTGGTCAGAAGCGCATTCTGACGATCCTGAGAAGCCGCGAACTTCAAGCTCTGGTTCTCAGCGGTCAGAGTGGCAATCTTGTCCTGCGTGAAATAGTCCATCATGCTGCGGAAGTTGGCGTTGCAGTTGTCCACAATGGCGCGTGCGTTGTCTGCGATAGCCTGACGGGTAGCGCAGTCCTCAGTTGCGATGGTGTACTTCAGGTCGCCGATCAGCTGTTTGTTCTCGCAGCAGCAAGATGCCAGCTGCGTGGCAAGTGCGGTCTGACCAGCCTGCCGAGCGTTGCCCTCCTGCATGATGGCAAGGTTGATAGCGTTGTCGCCGTTGGACACGCTGCGTTCCAGACCGTTCACGAGCTGTGCGTTCTGGTAGCCGAGCTGACAGATCGCCTGATTAGTACCAGCAAAGCCGCCCGCAACGGTAGCGTTGAGGGTGTTCATCTGTGCCAGCTGGTCATAGCCCAGAGAGCAGATGCCGCTCTGGATGCCAGCCAGAGAACGGGAGGTATCCTGCTGGTAGAAGCCCTCCGACAAAGCCGCACGAGTATCTGCGCCGCCCTGACCGGTTGCACCAGTGCCGACCAGATAGGGGATGTAGCTGTTCATGCCGTTTTCACCGCCGTTCCGGCCATAGCCGTTTGTGCCCCAGCCGAAGATGATGGCGAGGATGATAACCGCCCACAGACCTTCGTTGCCGAAGAAACCGCCGTTGCTATTACCACCGTCCTGCCCAGCCAGATAGCCAGTTGCAAAATCGTCCATAACAAAACTCCTTTCAGTTTTGCGTTATGCTATCCCACCGCCGTATGCGATGGGCGAAGCCAGATAAAAGCGGTTTTTATCAAGTCCGCAAAACTGAGAAGCGTTTCGCTTAGAGGGATGCTTATTGGGGCAGAGTCAGGTTCAAAGAACCCGCCAATTGGTTAAGGTCGATGTGATATTCTTTTGAAAGGTTTTCCGCTATTGCGCGAAGCTGCTTTTCGCTTTTCCCTTGTATTAAGGTCAGTCCGCGCATAAATGGTGCGCTCTGCCCACTTAACTGCTGGATAAGCCCCATAGGGTTCTGCCCGGCACGGGCAAGGTTCGCAAGCTGCATGATAGGGCTGTGCGTAATCATATCAAACGGAGAGGGCATTGTTTATTCTCCCTTCTTTGCTGTGGCAGCGGGCTTAGAGAAGCTCTTCTGCCACTTTTCCAGCTCATCCAGACGGTGGACGAGAGCATTGTACTGCTCAATAGGCACATACTGCTGTGTCGGTGCAGCGGTCTGCTGTGCCTGTTGCGACTGCATCTGTCTCCATGCTTCCGGGCTGTAGAACTCCTGTACATAGGATTCGCAGGTGTCCGGGTTGAGCCGCTTGCAGTAGATCACACCACTCCGCAGGTCGGGGCAGTAGGTCGGTCTGCCGTACAGGTCGGACGGTATCGCCAAAAATTCCTCCCTGCTGGAAACAGGCCTGCCAAGCAGCCAGCCACCGTCCTGTACCGACTGCTGAACGGGCTGCTGCCCATTCATCGGCTGCGGACGCTGCGGCTGTGCCTGCTGCATCTGTGCGTTTGGCAGGGGAGTGGTAAGGCCAACCGTGCCCATGCCGCCGTAAGGATTGACAGGCTGCTGCGGAACATAGGGCGATCCGGGTGTCGGATAATAGCTCATGGTTCATCCCTCCTATTGCACCCAGTGTACCGCAAGCGCCTGGCACGAGAGACAACGAAGGCACAACGAAGGACAAAAAAGAAAAGCGCCCACACGGCACGAGTCTGTGTGGGCGCTCAATTATTTGCACGCAATGCGTATAATTTTTTTCAAAGAATCCTTTACATTTACACGCAATGCGTGTATACTAAAAACAGTGAAGGGTTCAAGTCAATGGAAGAATATTATGTATATAATAATCCTGATGGAGTGGATAAAGATGGAAACTGCAAAAGAAATCGGAATCAGAATAAAGAATTCACGTCTTAACGTTGGTATCACACAAGCGGAGTTAGCTCGTAGACTTGGCGTTACACCTCAAACTATCAGCCAATATGAACGAGGAGTAAAAAAGCCTAAAATTGAAACAATAGAAAGAATCGCGGATGCATTAGGGATAAGCTGGTTGCAACTGGCCCATCTTGAGAACTCGATTGCTGCTTCTGAGGAAAGAGGGTTGGGCGAAATTAAAGAAAACATCGAAGGACTCGTTGGCGGAAAACAAAAAGAATGCGACTTCATTCCCGATATCGAGGAAGCATCCAAAAGCGCAACATATACTACTGCTGAACTTTTTATTATGGCTGCCGAACTGGCATCGTCCCGAGTGGCATTTTTCAACTATGTGACAATGACCATCCCGGATGACGCCACAGGCTGCGTTTATTTGGGCGCTGAAAAGGAAAGGCTGTCCATTATCTGGGAGCTTGCGCGCCTGTCCATGCGGGAGCTGGTAGACCGTACTGGCCTGTCGCAGACTGCTTTTGCGAAGGGCGCAGGCATCCCGCTGCGTACGGTGCAGGACTGGTGCGGCGAAAAGCGTGCGTGCCCGGCATACGTCCGGTTTTTGCTGGCTGAGCACTACGGACTACTAAAAACGAAATCTTAAAAAAATAACCCCCGGTGCTCCAAACGGAACACAGGGGGTTTACTTACTCAAAAATTTTTGAAATGCTTTTCAGCCGGTAGCTTATTGCCGTCCGACTGTAATGTGTCTGTGCTGCAATGTCCGGCAGCGGAAGCCGCTCAACGTACCGCAGTAAGGCTATCTTACGGTCAACCCTCCCAAGCGGTGCGTTTTTGATGGCGGCTATCATCCTCTGTCTGTCAAGTCCTTGCAGCGCAGCGGGCAGCACCACACGAGCCGCCGCCACAAGTAGCGCCGAGCCAAAAAGGCTGCGGCAACTGTCCGGCGTTGCGCACCATTACAGGGACGTTACCGAGATGGTCGATTTTGCCGCATCTCTTGATTTCACAAAATCGTTTCTGCTCGTATGTAGTGCTTGCCATGATATCCTCCTTACTGCTTTTGCAGTGCCGCTTTCATGCGGTCAAAGAAAAACTGAATTACCTTGCTCATGGTCTCTTCGGTGATAGCCCAGCTGACCAGCTTGCCCCACCGGCTGTTGTTCAAGTAGGTGCGCAGCATCCTGACACACCACGCCTTGCGTTCTGCGCCGCGCTTGGTGCCCTGAATCTCCCGCTCTGCTTGGTCAATGAGGTTGAGCACCAGCGTCTTGACCGCTGCGCCGTAGCCCAGACGGATGCCGCCAAGGGCGTAAAAAACGAACCCGCCCATCATGAGCAGCAGCGCCGCCCATGCGGGGAGAACAGACAAAAGCTTAGTTACCAGTGTTTCCATGCTTGGTTACTCCTTCCATTAAATAGTTGTCGATTTTCGCCTTGCTGGCTTGCATGGCTGCAACGTTGTTTCCGGTCAGCTGCGATTCCAGCAGGGCGCGGACGGCTTCAAGCGTCAGGCGGTTCACCTCGTCGATTTCTCCAAATCTCCCTAGGTCGCGGGTCAGGGCAGCACCATGCTGCAGCTGTCCCTGTTCTAGCGCACCGATGCGCCTTTCCATCTCGTCCAGACGCTTGTCCTGTGCTGCGTCCGGCGCTTGTGCCTTTTTGATGTACTTGTGTATGATGTCCAGCACCTTGTCCAGCGTGATCGCCGCAGCGCACACGCTGCCAAGAATGCCCAGCACCCAGAAAAGAGCCTGTTTTTCGTTCATGCGCCCTCCCGGAGACGGGTCAGACCCTTCTTTGCGATGATTTTTGTGTAGTCCTTATAAGCGTGGGAAAGGTCTGCGTTGCCCTTGATGCCCGGCACGCTGGCGGTGCTGGTGTACTGCCACATCCCAAAGGAAAAGTCTGTTTTGGGCTTGTCCTCCGGTTTGGTCTTGCTCTTGTCTCTGGGATATCTTGCCAGCCATACATCGTACTTGCGCAGCGCCGCGCCGTTCATGTACAGGTTATCACGGCCAAAGTAAAGTCCGGTGTACAGCATGGCGTAAAAGCCCCAGCGCTCTACCGTGCCCAGCGCGTGCGCCGCAATGTCCGTCAGGGTCTGCTTGTCAAGCGGAGCTTGAACATAGGTGTCCTCAATGTCAACCGCAACAGGCAGCTGCACTGTCTTGCCGGTCAGCACCTTGCGCAGCAGGGCAAGCTCTGCGTCAGCTTCTGCCGTGTTGACCGCCTTGCAGTAGTAGTACACGCCGCAAGGGATACCCAACCGCTGGCACTCGGCATAGTTGCGGGCGAAATAGGGGTCGATGTACGGCTTGCTGGGCGCGTCTTTCGCGCTGTTGCCCAGCGCCCGCAGCATCACGCCGGAGACAAGCCCGCTTGCCTTGACCTTGTCCCAGTCGATGCGCTTCTGCCAGCGGGAAACGTCCATGATAGGTCTCATATTTTGCTCCTTAATACTTTTCGCCGGTAATCTCTTCGTATTCTTCTGCGGTCAGGCGCTGGGGCTTGCGCTGCACAAGAATGCGCAGCATAGCCTTAGACCAGCGACCTGCCTCGTACTCGTCTTTCGCCTTGTAAAAGATCGCGCTGTGCTTATCGCTCATGGCTCATGCCCTCCTCGCCTGCTGTCTCGTCCTCAATGGGCACATCGTTCAGAACGCACAGGAAATCCACCATAGACGCAATCTGTGCCAAATCCGCGTCCCGGTTTTCGTTTTCAGTCGCGGCCTTGATGTCGCCAGTGTTGCGAACGATTTTCATGTTATCCCTCCTTATCCTAACGTAGTCATTTTGCAAGCCGGGGCGCAGCGAAGCTCGCTGACCGAACCCCTGTCGGTGACGTTGCCGCTGTGGTTCACGAAGAAGGAAAAGTGGCCGGAGTCACGATTCGCAGAGCGCAGCCGCACATTGCGGGCTACCGTGTGCTGTGCAAGGTCGCGGGTGATGCGCAGCGGGTAAGTCTGAAACTTTGCCTGCGGGGTCTTTGCGCCGGTGCGTTCCTTCCAGTACGGCCAGTAGGTACCCTCACCGGACACCTGCGGACTGCAATAGATCTCCTGCAGGGAGGGCAGGAAAATTTTGTCATAGGTCACAACGGCGCTGCCGTCATCGGTGACGTTGTTGCCGTAGGTTACGACCTTCACGCGGGTCAGGGCGTTCTTGAAGTCGTTCGAGAAGCCCGCGAGGAAGCCGGGCACGGTGTCCGCCTGATCGGGCTTCATGTCCCATTCGTCCTGCGGCTGCCACCACTGCTTTGCAGGCAGGTCGCTGTTGAGGTACTGGCGGTATGCGGACTTATACCACCGGTTGTCTCCGTAGCCAACGGGGTGCAATCCGTTCAGCTTGCCGTTGGGTTTAGCAAGGAAAGTGCCAAGATTCATGCCCGCGCTGCCAGCAGAGACGTTGCAGGTTTCCAGCAGCTCGCTCTTGTTTTGGTCTTTGTAGACGTACACCTTCCAGCTGGTGGGTGCGGTATCCGGGGCGTTGTAGAAGCCGGTCAGGCGTGCGCCTGCGGGGGCGTTCTTGGTCAGGGTAAACTGGTAAGCGGTGCCGTTTTTGACGTTGGTGCCCCAGTCTAAGCCCATCTTGACGTTGTAGGTGCCAGCCACAAGACCGGCCTCGGGCACAACGAAAAACGCCTGATACGCAGAAAACTGGATATCTTCCAGAGATGCGTAGTGCATCTGCAGCACCATTGCGGGTGCGGTGGTGCCGGTCTCACCCTCGGCGATATCGTCCGTCTTTACCACGTCCCACGGGCAGTCGTAGACTTTGCCGTCCTTGCCGGTGTAGGTGTTGACAAGCTGGGTGCCCACCGGGAAAACCGCCGGTGCGTTACCGGCAGCCACCACGGCCTTGATGCCGTTATAGTCCATCTCCTCCACCACGCCGGTCTGTGCCCGCGCCATCACGCCCAGCGAGCTGGACATACCCAGCAGGGCGGCGGTCATCTGGTCAAGCTTTCTGCCGTTGGCTTTTGCGGTCTCGTCCAGATAGGGGGGCTCGGTTACAAGAGTTCCCGTTGCAGTTACAGTCTCAATGTTATCAACCATGTGTTTTGCTCCTTTCAGCGTTTGATGTATTTCACGCAAATTTTGCCATCTACAACGACAAATCCGCAAGATTCGAGGGCTGCGGTGCGCATATCCAGCGCTTGCTCTGCCTGTTCCGCGCGTGTCTTTTCGGCGGCGGTGCCTTCTGCGTTCGCCTGTTCTGCGGCTTTCGCGCGGGTGACCTCTGTTGCAAGGTCATCTTTTACGCCCCGGATCGCGTCACCAGTCGCTTTTGCATCCGCCGCCTTGCCGGAGAGGGAGAGGGTGGGGTCGATCGTGTTTTTAAGCTCTTCAAGCGCCTGAATTGCCCGATTCCAGTCCGCATTAGAGACCTGCGTAACATAGAAAAAGCTCTGGATCTCCGCGGTGCTGTCGTAGCGGTCGTTTTTGCAGTCGCACTCGATAGGCCAGCTTTTGAGCATATAGCCTTTTCCGGTCGTCACGCAGAGCACAATGCTCACATGGCCCGGCACTTGCAACGCCTGACGTGCGATCTCGCAGGTGACCACGTTGCCGGACACGGCACAAGCTGCCCGCTTGCCCGCACCGTCGTTGATGGTATCGTACCAGCCCTGATTCTGGGGGCCAAAGCCGTGGTACATGATGCTGTAAGTTGCTCCTTCAGGCGCAGTATACGCCTTGCCGTTTTCGTACAGCGTCGCCTGAAAAAACCGGCTCTGGCTGTCGTTCTCTACCGCGCTGATGTGCTGCGGCAGACCGGGGTTGTCAAAGTCAATCCTGACTTTCTGCATTTGTTTCCTCGCTTTCCTCCGGCAGCGGGCTAAAAATCAAATTTTGCCCGTCCCAGATATAGTCATTGCCGCCGTTGCTGTTGGCCGGGAAATCCTCAAAAAGCAGCTGATCCGGCGGCAGCTCTTTTGGAATGACGCTTTTCAGCGTCCAGCCACCGTTTTTGATGCGCCCATCCGGGCACACAGTGCACTGGTATAAGTAACCATCTTTTTTCACGATAGCCCTCCTTACAAAAAACCAAAAAGCTCTTGTGGTACGCATACAGCGTTGTTAGTCACCCATCCGTCAGAGCCTGGACTTTGCAAGCTAAAACTGCCGGTGTAACTTATGCCAACGACAAGCACCGTAGATATAATCGTATACTTTGATTCACGTTCCTTCCCGGGCCCAAAAACGATACGGTCCTGATAAACCGTTATGTTTCGAAAATGCGGGGTGTTCCACGCATACATAAGCGTGTAGGTCTTTCCGTTTACCGGTATGATGCTGGATACTCTGCCGCCGCTGCCGCCGCCCGCGAACCATGTCGCGCCCTTTGTGCTTTCGTAGGTAATCAGGATAGCGGAGTATCCGGTAAGGTCTACATAATAGGTTTGTGCCTCAAAGCTTTTGAGTGGCTCACCGGTTTCTTCGTTCTGCCAGCTGTGGATAACCAGTTTGTTTTTTACGCCATTAAGTTCCAATCCTTTTTCGTTTATCGTGTAGTTGAAGCTTCCGGGCCCGAACTGGATACCGCCGTCGTCCGTTTCGCCAATGTAGTCTGTGGCCACGCGGCTTGCGTCAACAGCGCGGTCGTTTGTGGTGCTCATGCGGTTGCGGTCTTTCACGGTGGTTCTTGCAAGCTTTTCGCTTGCCTTGCCTACATAGATCGAGGCGTACCGGTCGTGAACAACGTCATAATCGGTCTTTGTCACTCTCGCCAGCACGTTCACGCCAAGGCGCAGGTAACGCACCTCTACCGTATCACCGCGCAGAATGACCTTGTTTTTCCGGTCTTTGTACTCTACGGTTTTTTCCAGCTGCACATAGCTTACAGTCAGACTTGGCTCTATCTTTCCGATTTGGTTTTTGGACAAAAAATCAGTGGTTGCCTTTTTCATGCTTTCGTCCGAAGGCGCTTTCTGGAAGTAGCTGCTCAAGTCCAGCGGGTAAATTTTCTGGTATCCCTCGATATCAGATGCCTTTATGGGGTCCAGCGCGTAAAACTTGCCCTTCTGCGCGTTTGCCCAGTACGGATAGACGTGGGTGTATACGTTGTCGATGTTCTTTTCCTGCGTAACGTCCACAAGATTCAGACCGTATGCAATAACTGCGCCCCGGTTTACCTCTTCTTTCAGCCGCAGCGTGCATTTTAAGCCGTCAAACTCCCAGTAGCCAAGGTAGGTGTCTGCAATGCTGCCGCCGCCGTTGGAGAGCATCGCAGCGCGCACAGTCATGGGCTTTGTAACAGAAAACGCGGTCTCGTTGTCGTAATCTGCAGAGATCTCAAACTTGCAATCTCCCACGATGTTTGCATTCAGCTTCTGGATCGTTTCTTTGAGCGTTTTTGCCGAGAACGGCTTTACGATGCAGTTGCCGAGGTCATACGAGATATGGTGCGCCGAAATCTGAAACCGTCCATTCATCGGGCGGCTGGTTCGATAGATGCGGAAAAGCTGCCGGTTTTCGTAACTGGAAGGCCGTGCGCTGATGATACGCCGCTCCAAAAGATCCTCCGCATGGATGCCGGTCACCGGGTACTGTAAGGTCAGATCATACGTTCCGTTTTCCTCGCAGCTGACAGTGCACTCCAGCGCATCCGAAAGTGTTCCAAAGCCGTAGTTTTCCGCCGAAAGCACATTTTCATCGTGTAAAACAGGTTTCATAGCGTCCACCACCTTGGCATGATCTTCACGGTCTGGATACCTCCGCTCCACTGGATAAGGTTTTCACCCGCTGCCAGCTCCGGCCAGATGCCGCCGGTCACCGGGTTTGCATTGGTGCCGTCCTCCAGCCATGCGTTCCATATTTCTGCATCGCAGCACATGGTTTTATCGGCGGGCGGCTTCATGCCAAACGCTTTTCCGTTCACCAGCAGTTCGCCCTCTTGTCCGTTTCCCGTCACTTCAAAATAAGGGAGTGCCACCTGATCCAGCGGGTTCAGTAGCACCTGACCGTTCGTCATTTCCTGCAGCTCCTGCCCGGAGCGTAGGAAGTGCCGCGGATCACAGTCAAACTCCACCGTGAACCGGCCGTACTTGTCCAGAATATTGCTGGTATCGCCCATTTTTGCAATGCCGCGATAAAAATACTCCGGGTCGTATCCGTCCGAGAGGGGATATGTGCCCGGCGTACCGCATAGCCACGCCTTAATGCTGCGCAGCTGCTCCGGGGTAGGGCTTCTGCCGTGGAAATACAGCTGATACGACACCGTGATATTCTCATACTGCCCCTGATCCCCGTGCAGCTTGCCGTTCCGGCCTGCAACTTCGTAATCCTCATACTTGCGGTTTGGGGTCGGGATGCTGGGTTTGTGTTCGATATGGCAGCAGTACTCGGTGCTGCTGTGCCCGTTAAAATACAGGTACTTCTCCACTGGCCGCCGCCTCCTCGTTGATCATCTGTGTAAGTCGTGTAATGGTGTACTGGGCAAAGCGTTCCTCATCCATGCCCTCAGACGGGTACACATTGACGTTGATACCGCCCATGCTCACCGTGCGGGAGTTGGTAGCCACCTGCGCAAAGCCGTTTGCACTACCCACATCGTACTGCAACTGCATCTTTAGCTTTCCGCCAAGGTCTGCGGCAGCCTCCTGCAGCAGGTAAGCGTTGTCGCGGATACCGTCCGCCATGCCTTGGATCATATCAGGCATCCACTTCTCGTACTCCCGCAAGGGTCCTTCGTCTGGGCGCGAAAAATGCAAAAATCCCTTTATAATGCCGCCGATCCACGAAACCGCTTTCGCAATAATGCCGCCACCGTCCGTAATGCCCTTAGCAAGGCCGGTAACAAGATCCGCTCCCCAGCTTCCCGCTTCGGTGCTGATAGACGTACCGAGCAGCTTTCCGGCAATGCCAATAATGCCGCCCGCAAGCGCACCCACCCAGCTGCCGGTCAGCTGGTATCCTTGTGCAGCGCCGGTCAGGCCACCGATAAGCGTTCCCGGGACGTCGATGTTATCCCAAAAGCTATCACTTGCGCGGTAGCCCTGCGCCAGATCGCTGAACCACTGCCCCAGAGGGCTTTTTGTCAGGTTGCTTGCAACCTTTTCCAGCCCGCCCAGCTTAGAATCCAGATCCAGCACAAACTTGGAGAAACCGCCCAGAGCTCCCTCGGTGTATTTGATGCTGGTGTTCAGGTCGGTAACCTTTTCGTTGACGTCCGTTACAATGCCGTTGGTGTAAGTGGTGGTGCGCTCTACGGTCTGCTCCTGGCCTTCCACGATGCGTTTATAACAGTCCGTAACTACCTTTGTGGCAGATACAACGGTATCCTCCAGCTCGCCGGTCTCAGCGTTAAGCACTTTCTTGGTTTCGGTAGAGGTCTGGGCAGTCCGGCTGACGTAGCCAATAGCTTCGTCTATCTCCGCCTGCGCCGCCGTCAGGGTCTCCGCACGGGTATGGACAGACTTTTTAGCAACTTCATCTGCAAGGGAGCTTGTCACCTTTTCAGAGGTCACAACGCCGTCCGTCAGGGTCTGCACCCGCTTAAACTGCGTTTCAACGCCGTTCGCCATTTCCGTCCAGCTGTCCGTGATGGTCTGGACGGTCTCGGTCGTGGTGCCCTTCAGCTTCTTGGTCGTTCCATCATAGACGTTGTAGGTGTTGTCAGCTGTTTCCACTGTGCGGCTGATTGCGCCCACAATGTTTTCTGTGCCCTGCAAAAGCTGCTTGGAGGTGTTGGTAACGGATTTTGCCAGCTTTTTGGTGTCCTGAGCGGCCTTTTTGGTGGAGCTTTTTTTGCTGGAATTGCCGCCTCTACCACTGCTGCCGCCTCCACCACTGCCGCCGAAACCATCATACTGCGGCACAACTATTTCTGGTTCAGCGGTTTGCTTTTTCTGACGTCCCGCGCCGCCACCGGAGGTTTTACCGCCGCCCATCCCGCTGAAGGTTGCGGTTTTCATGCCGTTGATAAAGCCGTTGACGATACCTTTTGAGATGTTCCAACCGACCTCAAGCCAGTTTGTGGTCAAAATGCCGTTTGCTGCTTTGGCTGCAAGCGTTTTTGAGGCATTCCACATATCCTGCCCAAGGCTGAGCACACCACGGACCATCTGCCCGGTAAGCTCCGCACCGGACGCAAGGATATCCGGGAATTTTTCAGCCACACCGCCAATAAAGCTGCCGGTGATGGTCACAGCACTTTCCAGAAGTTTCGGGGCATTCTGCACAACACCGGATGCAAGGTTTTCGGCGATATCTAGCCCGGTATCCAGCACGCCGTCCATGTTGTTGACGGCGTAATCCGTAAAACTGTCGATAGCCTCGCCCGCCAGCACGCCGCCGGTCTCCACCATGCTCGCAACGCCGCCGGTCTGTAAAGAATCCGTCAGCTCCTGCACCCAGCCGGTGGCAACGTTGACAAGCTCTCCCTCGGTAGACGCAACCCCTTCTGTCAGTGCTCCCGCAAGCTGTGTGGCGTTGTCCTTTAGGGTGGAAATTCTTCCGTCCAGCGTCTGGCTCTGGGTCTCCATTGCGCCGAAATACCGCCCGCCCTCTTCAGACGCCGACAAAAGCGCGTTGGTCAGCAAGTCGTAGCTGATCGTCATCTTCTGTACATCTTCGGTGGACTTCCCGGTATAATCGGCGAGGATGCCGTACACATCAATGCCGGCATAGGCGAACTGCTTGATATCGGCGCTGGTCGCCTTGCCTGCGTTTTTGATCTGCTGCAGGTTTTGCGCCATGCGGCTTAATTCGTCATTGCCGCCGCCGGTCGCCTTTACGGCATCGCCCAGCGCCATGATTATATTACGCGCAGATTTTGCATCCACGCCGGTAGAGATAAGGAGCTGATTTGCTTTTACAAGCCCTGCTGTATCAAAAGGGGTTTTGGCGGCGTCCTGTTTTATCTGCGCAAGTGCAGATTCTGCTTCATCCGCGCTGCCCAGCATATTCGTGAACGCAACCGTGTATTGCTCCATCTGGGAATTATAGTCAACGCCGGTGCTGATCACAGATTTTCCGGCGTCAACGACCGCAGAGCCTACCTTTTCCAGTGCAGTGGCGACAAGATTTCCCTTCGTTACCGCACTGGCTATACCGTCAAAGATTCCGGCTTGGTTAGCATTCCCAAAATTTTGGACGCTTTCCGTTGCATCATCTGTTTTAGACGCAAACTCCCCAAGGCCGTTTTCGGCATCGCGCAGGCGGCTCTTTAGGTTTTCCAGCTCTGCATTGGTCTTATAGACCGCCGTCCGGTAAGCCGACGCCTGCGTGCTTGCGCTGCCATATTTTTCGGTCGCCTGCAGCAGCATACCCTTCTGGGCGTTCAAAGCATCCGTCTGTGCAGCGATCTGCTTGCGCAGCACTGCCGCCACCGAGGATGCCCGCTGCTCTGCGGAGGTGTTCTCGTCCATAGATGCCGTGGTAGACTTCAGCTCAGCGGCATACTCCTTCTGCCGGGCAATGATGTTTTGCATCTGCTGCCGGTATTCTTTTTCGCCTTCAACGCTTATTTTGGGGCCAATGTCCGTTTTTGCCATGCGTTCACCTCCTTACCGTATTTTTTCCAGATCGTCCATGGTGGCGTAGAGCTTCTGGTTTGCGCCGTTTTCTATCTGCATACACGCCATATAATCCAGCATACGGCCAACCGGGCATGAATTTACCTGATGCTCATTCATGCCCAGTTTGCGGCCGTAAAACAGAAACCACGTTCTGTTAAGCTGTATCACATGGCGCTTTCCGCGTTTTTTGCGCTGTTGTCCGGTTCAGCCTCCACCTCGCGGCCGGAGCCGCGCGCAATTGCGGTAACGCAGTCGTTCCACAGTGCGCGGCACTCTGCCCACGTCATGCTCTTTTCCAGCTCCGCAGCAGCAGGGAAGTCCGGCAGGTTCTGCGCCATGTCCTGAAACTCCTTGTCGTTGGATTCTGCCGCCATCTCCCGCACATAGTCCCGGCCTGCATCCGCAAGCACGGGTGCAATGGTCAGTGCCGCCTTTGCAAGGTCGGCAACGCGGCCGGTTTTTGTGGCTTCCTTGGCAACGCCAAAGATATTGTCCACCGAGCCGTAAGTGCTTTCCAGCACGGAAAGTGCCTTGATGGTCATGCACATGGGGTACTCATCATCCTTGACGTGCGCGAATACGATGTACTTATCCTCGATCATGCTGCATCTCCCAGTGCCTTCTTGATGAACGCGACCGCTGCCGCCTCGGTGTCAAACTCCTTTTTGGGGATGATCTTCCACCGGTTCATAGCGCTGTCATCGCGCATGATGCTGAAGTCCAGATCCTGGGTCTGCCAGTCGATCTGCTCACCCTGCGTCTCGGCATCGTCCTTGGGCACCTTAAAGCGGATCTTGCACAGGACGATTGCCTTCCACATGCTCTTGCCGTCCTTCTGCACCTTCTTGACTGCGCCCAGCCCCAGATAAGGCGGCTCCATAGATGCGCCGTACTCGTAGGTCTCCACCGCAGTGCCCTCGTCCGGCGTTACGGAGTTGCCGGCTTTCAGGCCCATGATAAAAGCCTCTTCCTCCGCCGTCAGGCCATCCACCGTGCAGGTGCCGCTGCCGTCCGTAAACGCAGAGCCGGTCTCGGTTTCCGCCAGCCGGTCATCGGCATAAAACTTGTTGTCATCACTGGTGGAAATATCGGTGCTCATGCTCACCGAGCGCCCCAGCTTGCGCACGCCGCTGTAGGACACAACGCCGCCATCGGAAGCGTAAGTAGCAATATGCACATTGGAAAAACCAGTAGTTACCATGTGTTTTCTCCTTTCATACAAAAAAGCAGGGTGTCCACTGTGGACACCCTGCGCGGGTTATTTATCGATCGTTTCTTTTATTTTTTTTTCAACAGCCTGCTCCATGGCTGCCTCCGTTTCCTTTCGTCCTTTTCGGACGGATGGAGCAACAAACGGAGTTGCAACCCACACGCTTGTGCCGCCTTCTACGCAGCGCGCAATCAACGCATTTGGCTGACCTTTCGGATGTCCTTTGGTCTGGATGCTGTTGTATCCGTTGAAGCCAAGCTTTGTGTTCCACGCATAGTTTTCATGGCTGAATTTTGCTATGCCGAACCCATTTTTTAGGTCATCAGCTTGCTGCTGGCTCAATCCGTTCATAGGCGGACCATCGGGATGGGCATAATACTGCTCTTGCCCGGATGGCAGGCTATGAATCGGAATTGTGTCAACGGCGGCTTTGATTTTGTCACCCATGATTTTTGCGCCGGCATAAACGCCCGCTTTGCATACATCATCGGTGTTCTGGTTCAGGTTCTGAAGCTTTTTCATGTAAGCATCCAGCCCTTTTGCTTCGATTCTAGCCACAGCCGAACACCTCCCACCTCCAGCGGTAATGCCAGATTTTTGTATCCGCTTCATACATGGGCTGAAGCCTTTCCCATGTGATATGCTCGGAAGCGTCAAACGCTTTTTCCAGCGCATCGCACCAAGGGTCGAACTCCATCGAGGTAAACAGGTCTGTTGTGCCGATCATGGCGCGTTCGATGTGTTTTCCGTCCGCAATAAGGTCGTCCGGCGCTTCTTCCTGCCAGACAAAATACCGCTTGGACTTCATCCGCCCACCGTGGCTTACACGGTCTGTAACAGCTGTGTGGGCAGCAATAATGCACTCATACCATGTCATTCTCTGTGCCCTCCTGCAAACTGTTGTCAAAATCATGCTCCACGGCACGCAAGGCCAGATCCAACGCAGGCGGCCAGCTGCGGACAGCCTGCACCGTGTCGATGTGGTAGCGTCTGCCGTCCTCGGTCTGTGCTTCGTCTTGGCTGGAAATGGCGATGCTCTGCGGTGCCGGCACGCGGATTACCCGGACAACCTCCGCCTGATTCTGGCGGCTCAGATACAGCCGATTGATGCCAAGGCGCTGCTCCTCGTACCGCAGGGTGCACTTTGCCGTGCACTCCACGATAGGGGAGTGCCCGACCGGTGCAGCGTCCCGGGTGGAAAATATCTGCACGACCCCGCTATTGAAGGTCTGGCTTATCTCCGTGTCAGGGCGGGTCGGGCTTTTGCGTGTTCTCTGCAAAGTCAGTCACCAGCCTTTCGTTTCTCGCCGCAAGCAGCAGGTGCAGATAATTGTGCTCAAAAATATCTGCTGCGCCGTCGCGGGTGTAGCGCACATAGTCCATCAGCAGCGCACGGGCAAGCCCGGGCTGCGTGTAATCCTGTGCTGTGCCGATCTTGCTATCCAGATAGAGCATACCGGCCACTGTAATGTCCCAGATTTTCTTATCCAGTGCATCATCCGACCATGTGATATCAAGATAGTTTTTGATATCCGGCAGCAGCGTTTCCCGCTGCTCGTCCCACTTGCTGGTCATGGTCAGGACTTAGTTACCGTGACAGTGTAGGTCTTGACGGTCTCACCGTCTGCCGCGGTCACGGTAATGGTCACGGTGTTGCTGCCCTCGCTCCAAGTTGCAGGCTTGCCGTTCTCGATCTCATTGCCGCCCACTTCCACCTTGACGGATGCGCCGGCATCGGCAGGCGTTGCGGTGATGGTGTTGGAGGCCGCAGAGGTGGTAGCCGTATAGGTTACGCCATTAGCGGTAAAGCCCGGGGTCAGGTTCAGGCTGCCCAGCTTCAGGGCGCTCAGGGTGGCATCATTGGATGCGGTGGGAGCAGGAACAGTAGTCACGCGGTAGGTCATGGGCTGCAGGCCGGAAATGTCCAGATTCAGGAAAGCATTGTTGTCCACCGGGAAGCCGTTGCCATACAGCTTGATCAGGTAAACGCGCTCGTCCTCGGCGAAGTGGTATTCATCGCTGTACTCGATGCGGCCGTTCTTGTTCATGCCGACCGGCGCAAAGTACAGGCGGCCGATGCCAAACACCGCCTGACCGCGCGGAAGCGCAGAAGTCTTGATGACAGACAGGGGAACAGGGAAGATGTCATTGCGGTAGGTGCCATCCGGGGCACGCACGGTGGTTGCGGGCATCACGCGCAGGTAGTAATCCTGCGGGTTGACCAGAAGGATCAGATCATCCGGGTCACGGTCCTTGCCGTTGGGGGTCTTGCCCAGCAGCGAGATTAGTTTGCCCATCGTGGCAGGCTCAAAATCGTTGACCTTCACCTTTGCCTTTTCCGGGTAGGTTTTGCCGCCGATCACGGCGACGTCATCGCTCACATCACGCACCATACCGATGGGCTGATCGTTGCCGTCACCCATGACGATGCCCTCTTCCAGACCGTTCGCCAGAGCCTCAGCCAGAATGGCGCGGATGTAGCGGTCCAGCCACTCGGGGCCCAGATCCAGCTGTGCCTTGCAAACAGGGATGAACGCAGACAGCTTGTACAGACCTGCGTCCACTTCCTTGAAGCCGGAGGTCATCTCCTCCACGATTTTGGCGCACAGCTTGCCCCACTTGGCCTTGTGGATGCCGTCGGTGTTCAGCATCATACGGATCGCGCCGCCGGTGGGGGTAAACTGGATCTTACTCAGCAGGGGATGCTTGGATGCCAGATCCTCCATCACGCGGCTGATAACCGTCTGCGGGAACACAACGGTCACGTTCTCCAGCGCCTGCTTGGGGTTGTCGGCACGCATGGCCTTCTCCACGGCCTGATAGTACTCGCGCTCGTTGTTGGTCAGCTGGCGCACGCCGCGGGCATACAGAACGGAATTGTCCAGCTCCTGCTTCATGCCGTCCAGCTGCTGCTGGTACTCCTCGCGGTTGATGTCGCCCACGGTCTGGAACATCTGCAGGAAGGTGTCAGTCACAGCATTCTCGTCGTTGCTCTTGTAAGCATCGTGCAGCTTCTGGCGCAGATCGTTCAGCTTCTGATTGTTCTTGTACAGTTCAGAAAGATTCATGTTGATTTCTCCTTTTTGGTATTTAAAAAGCAGCACCCCCCACGAAGGAAGTGCTGCTTTACGGCTTATTTTCAGATATTGCAAAGCATCTGCATCAAGCTGCGCTTTGCGGGCGGTTCAACGGGCTGCGGTTCAGCGGGTGGCTCTACATCCTCATGCGGCACCATAAGCTGTTGCACGATCAAGCCGCGCACGCTCTGGGATACGCCGGAAGCGTCGCCGGTTTTGCGGATGCTGGTTGCAATACCTTTTTCCAGCATAGCGGCAGGGGAGTACCACGCCTTACTGTTTACAAGGTCGCGGGCGGCCTGTTCCTCCATGCCGGCATTCGTGAACGCACCCAGCCCGATTTCGGTCAGCTGGTCCAGTGCATCCGCCGCATTGCGCAGATCTTCGGCGTAACCGGCTGCAAGCTGGCTTGCCGGGTGGAAGTAGAAGGCACTCACGTTGCTGGCGATACGCTCCTGACCAGCCAAAAACGGATAAATAGCAGCACTGGCAACAAAGCCATCCGCATAGGATGTTACCCGTGCGCGGCTGTCCTTTAGCGCGTTGTAAATTGCCCATCCTTCAGAAACGTTGCCGCCGAAGCTGTCGATGTGCAGATTGATCTCTGCCGCATCAGGATTTTTCTTCAGCTGCTGAACAAGGCTGTGCCCGCTGGTTTCCTGACTGGCTTCATCGGCGTATCTTACAATATCGCCAAAGATATAGATATCCGTCTGCTCGCCAAACTGCTGGATATCAAAATAGGGTTTCGGCATATTATTCCTCCTTCGGGTTGCTTTCCGTGGCGGCGTCCCTTGCAACGGTCTCCACGGTAGCAATATTTTTGGTCATCCAGTGGATGTTAGCCCATTCATCAGGCAGCGGTGCGCCGCCGGTGGCCTCGCGCAGCTCGTTGATGCTGTACGCGGCGCTCTCGACAATTTTTTCAATGTTCGCCGCATTGGAGAACATATCAAAGTGCTGGATGGTGGAGGTATCCGCATATACGCGGTCTCCGCGCAACCAATCTGCCTTTGGAATCAGCTTCCGGCTAAACTCCTTACTGATCTGCGCCGCCAGCGGGTCAATGCCGGTGGTCAGCCAGTGGGTGATAATGTCGTTGATGCCCGCCACATCACCCTGCACAAGCACAGGCGGGATGCCCAGCCCGCGCGCGGTAAAAGAAAAAATGTCATCAAAAAGGGCTTTGATGTCCCGCGTGTCTTTTGTGCCGGTGCCGTTGTTCATCAACTGGAACTCGTAGCCATCAAATTCCGGTAAAATGCCGGTGCCGGATTCCAAAAAAGGTTTATAGCTGCTTTCCAGCATGGCAGAAAACTTTTTCTCAAAATCGTCCTGACCGTTGGCAACCTGCGTGACGTGCACCTTCATGTGCTGGCCGTTGTTCCAGACGTTGCTCTTGATGCTGGACTGCACCAGTTTTTTGTAGCTTTCATACAGTGCATCCACAACCTTTTTTGCGTCATCGCTGTTCAGGGTGAGGTGCAGCACTTCACGTTCTTTCAGGTCACGGGTGTATGACTGCTGCCCAACCTGTATCTGACGGTATACATTTTCCTGTGTGGGGATGTACTCGGGCTTTGTCCAGCTGTCTGCCACCACAAGCTCAACGCTCCCACCGCGCGGAATGGGGATAACAAGCACTTCGTTTTTGGCATAGAGCTTGTAGATCACTTTTTTCCAGAAGGCTGTGCTGTTTTCGTTGACGTTCGGCTCTACGTTTAGCAGATAGTAATAATCCGACTTGACGGGTTTCCCGCGCTCAAACGTCTTGAACTCACAGTTTGCAATCGCGTTCGCAATCAGGTTTACGCAGCAGTTAAATGCAAGGTCACGCAACTGGTATTCCTGCCAGTATCCAAGGATTTCGCAGGTCAGGTCATCGCCGTTCAGCAGAAAATCATGTGCGGTGATCTTCTGCTCGGGCGGCGAAAACCCGAAAAACCGTTTGATTTTTTCAGAAAAAGGCATTATTTTTCTCCTTCCGGCAAGTTACCAGCAAAATGCTCCGATCTTTGGCAGCTGTACCTGACCGGTGCCCAGATCGCTTTCCACCGTCATGGCTGCCGCCAGCGCCATGAACGGGTCTGTTTTTCGGCTTTTGCCCTCAATTTTGGCGTAAATGAAGTTTCCGGTATCCACGCCCTGACTTCGGCTGCTGCGCACACGCTTTGTGTTGTTGACCGCCCAGCGCAGATGCGGCACATCGCCCCAAGTAAACAGGTTGCGGTTAAAGCAATCCTGTATCACTGGGTCAACCTGCATAATGTCACTGGGGCGTACCAGCTTCACCCGGTTTTTATCCTTCGCGTCAAAACCGATACTTTGCAGCGCTTCTGCCATCATGGTGTAACGGAAATGGTCAAGCGCCAATTTTTTTACGGTGTATTTCCGTCCGGCTTCCCGGATAAAATCCGTCAAAAGATACGGCGAGATGCTCACATCGTCTACATAGGTGCAGTCTCCGTTTTCGCACCACGTTCGCCACGGGGCTTTTACCCGGGGCAGGGTCTTGCTGTTGGCGCAGATCCAAGCATGGTTAATGTCATAGCGCCGGTCTCCTTTGCGGAAATGCAGATTTACTGCCGCCCAGTCGTCCAATTCCGCGTAGTCGATGCCCACAGTGCAGCTCCAGCCGGCCATATTGGGCAGGGGGCGGTTTGTTGCTCTGATGTTTTCGTAGTCCGTGACCGAGATCTCCTTCGCGCCGTCCCGGATGCCCATGCGTTTTGTAATAAAATCGCCGTTCTGCTCCGGGCGCTCTTTCCAGTCGCGATATTCATCGTGGATCTCCTGCATCAGATGCGGAAGATAGGGCAGGGAAGGGTTTGCCATGCACCAGTTTTCCGGGTCGTGCACCTCGTCCTTGGTGTTCAGGCAGCAGATAAACGGCAAAAAGCCCTCATCCGGTTCACCTTCAAACAAAATGCGCCGCCCACGAGCAAGATAATCGTCCAAAGGACCGTCCGATACATCGCCGTTGGACGTAAAAAAGCCAACGCGAGGCTCTGCAACCTTGCCTTGGCCGGTGATAAACACTTTGATGTTGTCGTAATTCTGGTACTGATGCACCTCGTTGAAGATAACCGCGCCGGAGCGCATACCGTCGCGCCCCTTGGGGTTGTTGGTGCGTCCTTTTACCTCGCCCAGATTCTTGCGCCCCTGCAACACCTCTTTTGTGTGGTAATAGAAGCGTGAAAGTTTGGCTTCCCACTTCGGGTTTTCCAGTGCTTCCACGATATCCTTCACGGGGGTAACAGCCTGCTCCTCGTTGTTGGCGCAGATATCCACGTTATAGTGCGGCACGGGGTTGTATGGGCTGATGAGCGCCGCCGAGGAAATAGCAATCACGCCATCCTTGCCAGCGCCGCGCCCGACCATGGCAAACAGTGTCTTGAACCGAGGGCTCCCATCCTTGCGATAGGTGCATAACCAAAGCCCCAGCGCAAAGGTCTGCCACGGAAAAAGGCGGTCATAAGGAAAATACCGGGCGATACGGAAGTATTTCCGCATACGCTCGGTATCTACATAAATATCTTCAGTTTCAAAAACGCGCCGGATTAGTGCAACAAGGGCGTGCTGCTCCTTGCAAGCACGCGGAGCATTGTTCTCCACCTGCTCAATGTACTCCAGAATCTCCGGTGGGATGTTACAGCTCATCGTCCTC